AATTTGCTGTTGTACCGCTTAACACAGGAAGTTGAACATTAGAAGATAAGCCCGTCAACCATGTGGCTAAATCACCCATTACTAACCTTGCTTGAAGTGTTCCCATCCAGTCATAAGTTACAGTAGAAATCAACTCGTCTGCAGTTGAAACTAATTGTGGATTTGTTCTCTTTTCTCCCATCACTGACATTGGTACCGCAATTCCCATAAAGCCAGGATTGTTGCGCATTTCTTCATCGTGAAGTTCTTTTTCAATTCCATCCATGTTCCCAGAGATATGCTGATTCACCGCTTTTAAGAGTGAGTAGCGTTCTGTCTGTGGAGCATGAGAGGATTTTATTGTAGAACCAGAAACTTTGGCAGCGTGTTTTAGATTTGCTTCCATCTTTTCGGCTCGTTCAATTTTTACTGAGTACTCGTCAACTTCGGCTAATTTTTCATCAACCGTTTTGTTTTCCTCAACTGTCAAATCTCTCTCCTCTGCAGTAGCGGTTTCCTTCAAAACTTCTAACTCCTCTATTACAGCAGAACGAGACTCTTTTAATTCAATAGAATTTTTCATTGTTCTCTCTTTTTTATTTGTATTCGTAAATTTAGTAAACTGTTCTTCACTTCGTATTCATCTTCATCCTTTAATTTTAGTTTGTCTTTATAAGTAACATGACTTCTTTGTGCCACATTCAAATCATTTGAATCAGGATAGGCGGGTATTGAAACCGGACTAACATCAAACAATCTTTTAACTTTGTTGATAGTTCTAATTTCTCCTCCTGTTGCCGTTGTATCCCAACTGTCATCCTCTACGGTAAATGCGAAACTTGACTGGGTAATATCTCCTCGTTCCATACTTACCAATAAGTCCCTACCGCTTGTAGTATCAGGTACATCAAATTCATATCTCAATCCTTTTTCATCCACTGCCAATCTTAATGTCCCGCTTGAAGTTCTTGCAAGTAAATGATTGGGGTCATGATTGAAAAACGCCCTTACATCATTACCTAATACTGAATCAAATGCTCCAGGTTTTATCATTTCTCTAAACCCCCCTAAATCTTCTGATAGGTTATTGTAAAATGCAGCGTGTCCTACTACCACTTTTTTGTTGGCTTCGTTGTTGCGTGTTTCCAATGTTACATTAAAATATCGCTTCTCCATTCCCTTTTCCATAGTTGTGTGTTTTTGCCATAAACTCCTCTTGTTTAAATTACGAGTGTTTATTATTTTTACATTTTCTGTTTCTTCTAATTCTCCCAAATCTCTAAAGTAATTTTCAATGTACTCTTTATATCCTTCAGGTCTTTCGGTTTCTGCTATTCGTAAACATTCTTCTTGTGAGGTATTGAGGATTATTATTTTAGCCCCAAATTCTTTTACAAACATTTCTCTTACTTCTGCTTTTGGCGAGGTATTGATAATCCAAATTACTCCTTCCTTTTGCTCTTTTACTACCTCGTAGAATTTTTCTCTTAATTGCCAAACTACTTTTCTATTTGCTTCTATATGATTGTGTCTTTCTGTTTTGGAAATGGCGTGATGTACTGCGTCAAAGTCCCAAATTAAATCAGTAGGGTTTGCTCTTTCATATACATAGGTTGTCTTACCTGAACATGGTGCTCCCATTACTACATTTACTGTCTTAGAATATGTTTCGGTTGCGTTGGCTTCTTGGGCTTCTTCGGCTGTGTCATAAATACATTCGCCTTCTCCCCATCTGAATTTTCCGTTATCACATTTATTTGCTGGCATTTTCTTTTTTTATTTTGTATTTATAATTTCCATTTGTTTGTGGAGCGGTAGGTGGAATAGGTGTCTCCGATTGATTGACAATTTTATCCACGGTAGTCATATTAATTTGCATCCATAATTCATCTCCCTCTTTTACGCTATTCATGTTTTCTTTTTGTCTTATTTCGTTGATTGTCATAGCCCCAATATTTAGCATAGTTCTGTAATACTCCGCTCTATCTTTTACTGAGCCTCGTAGTAATCCATTTACATTGAACTCAACATATACTTTTCCTCTCTCTGACTCCTTAAATAATTTTGTATTCATTTCCGCTTCTATGTTAGAAAGGTAAGGCATTAAAGTATAAGTTACAAACTCCTGCGATTGCATTTCAATATTATTAAAACTTGACTTACTTAAATCTTTTAACATATGTGGAGGAATATTAAACACCCTCGCCACTTCTTCCACCGCAAATGTTCTACTGGCTAAAAATTGGGCTTGTTCATTTGAAATTGAAACAGGATTGAATTTCAGTCCTTCTTCCAATACCATAGTTTGTAAACTGTCCTGAATGCTTGAATAGTTTTGATTGAAAGAATTTCTCAATCTTCCTATGGCTTCCTCCGTCATTGTCCTATCCGTTTGTAGTATGCCTGAAAGTTTTGCTCCGTTCCTGAAAAAAGAATTTCCAAAGGCTTCAACTGCAATACCCCATCCTATACTATTTGAACATTGGTCAATAGGGCTCATTCCTTTTATTCCATCCGTAGACAATCCTCTAAAATGCATCACTTCTTCAGAACTATAAGTGTGCCCATCTTTATGATTGACATAGAAAATTGCATCATCTTTTTTTATTACATCTATTTCATTCGCATCCATGCAGTACAATGCTGTAGGAATACCGCCATTTGTTCTTTCAATATACACATAAGAGTTCCCATAAATACAAATTTCATACATAATTTTTTGCATGAACAAGTATTTTGTTTGATAGTTATTAGGTTTTGAATGAACTATATCGTAAAGTTTGTGATTGAAAAGTACATCCCTGTCTCCATTAGCGTTCCTTTGATAAATATGAAGTGGGAGTTGGGCAACACTTTCGCTTAAAATTCTAACTGCGTTCCATACTGCACTAAAAGACATTGCAGTTTGCTTATTCACAACGACACCAGAACCCGCTATCTGTGCTATACGGGCTGCGTCAATAAAGGACTCCCTTTTTTCTATTCCAAGTATGCGGTTAAAAAAATCTCTGATTGCCAATAGTGTAATTTTTGGGAACAGGCAATTATACTATTTTATAGCGATAGAGTTATGTAGCATTGTTACTTTATTACCTATTTACCTTCGTTTTAAGGCATTATCTTTCCTTTTAAGTACAAATATGTTAAAACGCCCTTAAATACCGTTATTCATTTTAGGCTTTTTCATCCTTTTATTCTTCGTTATACGATAACTTTCGTAATTTGAATAACGCTTTTTTCCAAAATGGCTTTCATATTCGGTTTCCGTTAAGTCATATGCGTCCTGATAAGTGTTCGTTATCCTGCAATTCTCGTGGAACTTTCTATCATATCCACTTGGACTTAACAAGGATAGTATTTCTAATGTGTATTTCATATCGTTAAAATTCCTCTTTCGTCATAAACAGAAGTCCCTGTATCCGTATCTGTCATCCAATCTCCCAACGACATTACCAACGCTACCATTCCATCTACTTTTTCAGAGGACTTTGCTTTGTTAATTTTTATGTTACCTGCGGGGTCTTCCTGAAGTTGCACATTTGAAAGTTGCCATCTCAAAACAGGATTACCTCCGTGTATAATTTGTTTTCTTAATATCATTTTTTCTAACTCCTTTGTGGGAGCACTCATACTTGCATATCCCTGCCCAAAAGGAGCCATTGCTGCTCCATCTTCCACCAAGTTATTGACTAATTGGCTACTGTTCCATCTGTCAAAGGCTATTGATTTGATGTTGTATATGTCGGCAAGGTCATTTATTTTTTTTCTTATGAATGCATAGTCCTGAACATCTCCTGGTGTAGTCAATAAAAGTTCTTCCTTTTTCCATTTTAAGTAGTCCACATTATCCCTCATTGTTCTATCATATACTGTTTGTTCAGGTATCCAAAAGAATGGGAGGACATAAAAAGTTTCATCTTCCATTGGAAACAATAAAACTAATGAACTCAAGTCCCTTGTTGATGCTAAATCTAATCCACCCCAACACTCCTTTCCTTTTAGAAACTCCATATCAAGTTTGCCATCATTTCCCATCCACGCTGCATCACTTATCCATTTCGTTTCAGTTGATGTCCAAATGTTTAAGTGAAGTCGCCTGAAAGTGTTTTCGTAAGAAGCCATTTGATTTGCCTTCTTTGCTTCTCTTTCAATATAGTCCCTTCTTATGCTTACATCAAAGTTCGGGTTTGCTTTTCTCCAAGTTTTTTCATCTGTAATATCATCCTCCTCATCAGCACAATAGATAACCGAAAGAAAAGTAGGGTCATCCACAATTCCTTCTTTTACTTTGATTGCATACTCGTGCATTTCCCAACAAATATTTCCATCTAACTTGGAAGAACCTGCCGTTGTTATCGCCATAATTAAAGGCTGTCTCCTTGCTCCCGTTGAAGTTATCATTGCATCCCAAAGTTCACGATTTGGTTGAGTATGTAATTCGTCAAAGAAAATTGCGTGGGCATTGTGTCCGTGTTGAAGTCGGCTTTCAGAAGAAAGAACCTTATATGTATTTCCTTTCGCTTCATTTATTATTGAACTCCTAAACAGTTGGCTTCGTTTTGATAATTCGGGGTCAAACTCTATCATCTTTTTCGCTATCCCAAAAATAATGGCTGCCTGTGCCCTGTCTCCTGCACATGAATAAATTTCTGCCCCTCGTTCGCTATCTGCAAACAACATATACAAAGCAATGGCTGCTCCCAAACTTGACTTGCCGTTCTTACGAGGAATCTCAATATACGCTGTTCTGTATTTTCTATATCCAGTTTCTTTTTCTTTCCATCCAAAGATAGGTTCTACAACCTCCTTCTTTTGCCACTCCGCTAATTTCATTTTCTGTCCTGTCAGTTCGCCTTTAACATGGCGTACAAATGTTTCTATGAAATTTACTGCCCTGCCGGCTTCCTTTTTATCAAAATAGTATTCAATCAAAATAGTTATATTGATTTTGTTGAACAATGTTAGGTTGAGATATTGTGGCTCTTGCACTTGGAGTAAAGCCAAATTGAGTGGCTATTTTTAATGCCTTATCTAATGCATCATTGGCTATTTTTTGATACGGTACTGCCTGTGCGTGTTTTATTGTTCCGTCTTCGTTTTTGAATACTTGTATTCTTCCTTTCTCCCTTAACATTATCTCCGTTTCAATATGTAAAGAAATGGCATTACAATACGCTTCCAGTAATCTTAAATCAATCTGATGAAGCATATTCTTATTAAAGAGTTCAGAGGTTACTTTAATCCACTCCTCTTTCCCTATTTCTGATAACCAGTGAGGAGGTTCGGGTAAAGTTGCAACTACTGATACTTGCATTTCATTTTCTACTGCACGACAAGGTTGAACTGTTCCTCTCAATTCTTTAATTTTTGTAGGTATTCTTTTTCTTCCTCTTGCCATTACTGTATGCTTTCGTCTGGTATATTCAACGCCTCAATTATTGCAAATTCCATTACCTTACTTTCATTATCGTAGCCCAAAGTAGTTCTCATCTTTTTCTTTAACTCCATCCACCTCTTAAATGTTTCCTCTGTTACAACAACTTTAATTTGTCTGGTAAAATCTACATCCGAAAATGTATCTCCTCCTTGAATTTCTCCTTCTTCTTCTCCAAAGTTCCATTCAAAGGTAAGTAGGTTTTGATAGTTGTTGATTTCTTCTTTTGAGTAAGGGAGTACTTCAGTCATTTCTTCAATCGTATACACTTTCATAATATCCGTAATTACTGTTGCGAATTTCAAAGGGTCTTTCTCAAAGTTAAGTTCGTTAGTAGAGATAGCAGTTGCTTCCGCTTCGGCTTGATTTACTTTTCCTAAATGAAAACAATGCACCTTATCTTTCCATTCAATAGAATGGAATGCTGTCAATCTATGATTTCCATTTACTACTTCTAATTTTCCATTCTCTAACTCCCTGATAATCACATTGATAATCTGTCCTTTTGCTTTTAGGTTGTTCTCTAAAAGTCGTTGCGTTTCCTCGTCTTCTTTTTTATAGTTCCAAGGAGCATGCTGTAGTTTGTTTAGTGAGACATCTATCCATCCCAATTTATTCCTCTTTTTTGCCATAGTTCTGTTAGTTGTTTTTCCATTTTTAAGTATTGTATAATGTTGTATCTGTTCCTCATATTTCCTCTCTTTGCCCTTTCTTCTTTTGTATCTACATGATGCACAAAGTTTAAAAATTCCGCTCCGATATATTTTTGTATCTGTTCGCCTCTAATATGTAATTGCCCCACATAATCTCCCACATGCATTATGTTTCCTCTCTTGCTTCCCAACATCCAACTCGTTCCGTCACAGGAATAAAAAGGATATGTTGAAAGTATTTTATAAGACATTACTCCAAAGGCGTGTACCTTAAGGCTCTTATTTGTTTGGGCTATTCTGTTCCAACATTTATCAAGGAACTTCATAATTGTTTTTTGACTCCCGCCTACCAATCCTCCTAATGAAATAAATTCAAAATTGTCCATGTAGTACTCTAAGTATTCTAAAGGCTCCCCTGTATGAAATGTGGGCACAGGAGACAATCCCTGTTTCAGTTCCTCCATTACATTTTGTTTTGACCTTTTTGCACTTCCAATAACATCCAAACTTGCGTATGTTTTTGCATTTACATCCTTAATAAAATCAATGTATGCCTGATGATTGATAGTTTTCTTCCCTGTGAAAACAGAGAACGCTCCACTATCAACAAAGAGGTCTACCTTCGTTGTCCAAACTTTAATCTTTTTACAAGGGTAAGCCATTAAAAATCTACGACAGCCTTCCTCGTATAGCATGTCAGGATACGCCTCCGCTCCTGCAAAATATATTTTCATTCAAATACTGGGTCATCTAATTCGTTCCTTTCAAACGCAGTCCGTCTCATAAAACATGGACCACACTCGCCACAATGTTCTTCATTACCAGAGTAACAACTCCAAGTCAAATGATATGGCACTCCTAATGGAACTCCAATTCTTACTATTTCGTGTTTCATGTAAATTGATAATGGTTGCAGTAGAGTTATTTTAACTCCGTTCTGTGTTGCGTATGGAAGTATCTCGTTAAATTTCCTCCCAAACTCTTGTTCGTTATCTGGGTACGCTCCGCTTTCTTCTAAGTTTCCTCCAAAGGCTATGTACGATATTTCGTTTGACTCCGCATATGCTGTAAGGATTGAAAGCATCAAAAGGTTTCTCCCTGACACCCAATCCATTGCATACTCCGTTCCTTCTACTCCGTCCTTGTGATATGTCCCTTCCGTTATTGTTCCCTTCATCACATCAGGCATAGGTATTAACTTCAACTTAAAGTGTCCGTGTTTGGCAATTTCTTTTACCCTTTCAACCTCCTTAGTTTCTGCATTACATCCATACAAAAAATGGACTAACTCTACTTTGTATCCTTCTGATTTTAGTATGTATGCAACCGTTACTGAATCTAATCCTCCTGAACAACTCACTACTACTTTATTATTTTGTTCTCGTGGGAGGTTTTTAATTTTGATATTGTTGTTGTATTTTACGATTGCGTAAGAGTAAGGTGGAACAGCCAAACTGAATCCTGAAATCATTTCTGGTGTTGAAGCAAACATAAACCCTTTATGAACTACCTTAAAATATATTGGCTTGTAGTTTGTTGCCAGTATTAAATCTCCTTTCTCATACCAAGCCAAAGCAAAACTCCCTTTTATTTTTTTCAATCTATCAATAATTGTTTCCTTTGTTCTAATTATTTGGGGTAGCACCATACTATCAATTTCAAAGTTTCCAAATTCCGTATCGTTTGCAATAATTCCATTGTGCACAATACCATCATAAGGTTGCAAATTTCGTTCTGTGGACTCCGCTTCTGTGGTGGGAGTGGCTCTAAAGTTCCCCAGTAGTTTATGCGTTTCAAATATAATCCTCCTTTCTTCGGGCAATAACTCGTTAAAACCTCGTATTTCTCCCGTATCCGTATGGAAACCCCATCCATCTCTTCCCCTTTGTTTGGCATTTGCAATGATATGCATCTTGTCTGCAATGTCTACCTCACCTTGCCATCCGAATATGCTACACATTTTTTATTTTTTTTGTTTTGTTACTATTTTCATCTGCAGGTAATTCCCTACTTTTTTTGGCGTGTCTTTTTTTGGCGTGTCTTTTTTGTTACTATTTTCATCTGCAGGTTTTCTGCTACACATTTTTCATTAAGTTTAAAAATTCATTTCTTGCGTTGAGGTCTGTTTCAAACACCCCAATCATTTTTGATGTTGTTGTCCAAGTGTCGTGCTTTTTTACTCCTCTCATTTCCATACATAAATGTTTTGCTTTCAGTATCACTCCTACTCCCAAAGGGGCTAATTGTTCTTGTAGGTAGTCAGCCACTTGCATTGTTATGCGTTCCTGATTTTGTAATCTGCGTGAATAGGTTTCTATTGTTCTCGCCAGTTTACTTAATCCTACTATTCTTTCGTTTGGAATGTAAGCAATAGTTCCGTAGCCAAAGAATGGAGCAATATGGTGTTCACATAAAGAGTAAAAAGGAATGTTGCTTTGAATAATCATTTGGTCATATCCTTCGCTCTTAAATGTTGTAAAATTAAATTTAGGAGGACTACAAAATTCCTTTAAGAATTTAACATATCTTTTCGGAGTGTCCCTTAATCCTTCTCTTGCAGGGTCAGTATCCACTGCCGCAATTATTTTTCTTACTGCGTTTTCTATACTCCCGTTGTCTCGTTCCATAATTGTATTTGTAATCTTGATGAATAATTTACTCCCTCCAATAAACACAGTCCTGCTATCTCTGCATTTATTTTTCTAATTTGTTCTTGGGTACTTGATGCAGGCATTAGCCAAACCTTTTCTTTTTCTATTTGGAATGGCTCTAAATAGTCGTACCTGATTTCTATGTAGTCAATAGTTTTTGAAACTACAAATTTGAAAATTGTTTCCAGGTTAGGATTGTTCAAATGCTTAATGACATCCTCTTTTATTCTTCTGTTTTTTGTTTCTCCAGAGTTCTCTAATTTAGGACTACAGATAAATAAATTAGTTAGAGTTTCAATCGCTCCAATGGGCATTATCGTTCCGTTAGTTTCTATTTCAATATACGGTTTGTATCCGTGGGCTTGTATGTAGGACATTACAAAATCCTTTATGCCTACTTGTTGTAATAAAGGTTCTCCTCCTGTAAAAACAATATGTGCTCCGTGTTGCAAAAAGGGTTCATACTTATCAATTTTTTTTAACAAATCCTCTGGCGTGTATTCTTTTCCTTTGAGCCATACTTCAATGGTATCGCAACGCCAACTTGCTCCGTTGTGAAGTTGCTTATCTTTTTCTGTTCCCTTTCCTCCACACATTAAGTTACATGCTTGTAGCCGAATAAATACACAAGGTACTCCCATCATCCTTCCTTCTCCTTGGACAGAGTAAAATATTTCGCTTACTCTAAGATTCTTCATAAATTATTTTACTTGATTTTGTTTCAGAAAATTGTATTTTGGTTATAGGCAATTCCTGTTTGATTTGATTGAATATCCAAACAGCCATATTCTCGGCAGAAGTTTCAAAGGGTAATTTACAATACTCCTCATTCGCCAAATCTAATAGTTCGCATAAAGGGTCTTTCTCGTATAGTAAAAAGTAATGGTCATATTGTTTTATAATAGGTTCAATTACCTTATCAATATCAGAAAATAACATGGTTATTCCATTAGCCATTTCCGTAAAATTCAAAGTGCAAATCACATCATAAGTGTGCCCGTGAATGCGTCCACATTTTTTGCCACCGTG